TCTTAACGGAGCCATAAGATTATTAGGACTTGCGCCACTTGCTTTGTAAAAGATAGTTGCTTTGTCTGCTAAACTTATGCGTACTCGCCAGTCATCATCTGCCGCTGCGCCTCCGGCTGCAGAATTTGTATCTTGTATTGCTATCGAAGGGTCGCTTTTTGTTGCTGCCACAGCGGCATTATCTGGCAGTAGACTACGTCTAGCATCTTCTGATTCATAGGAGTTGACATCTTTTGATGGATCATACCCGCCACCACTGGTTTCAGACTGCTCTCCGTAGTAGCCACCGCGGAAGTCTGCGCCTTGATTATAATTTTCAGATACAGCAGCCTTGCCACCAATTGAATCTGTACCTGTTAGATATGCACTAGGGTTACTAGGATTATATCCACCACCACTGCTTAAGGTTTGTTCACCGTTGTACCCACCGGCAAAACTAGGTGCATAAGCACCGGTATAATTTTGTGGAGCATACGGATCATATCCACCGTTAGTGGATTCAACTTGACCTGGTACATATCCGCCTCTATTGTCGTATACGGGTGCATCTGTAGGATTTAGAGCCATAATAAAACCTCTGTGTTATAGTGTATTTATTACCGGAGAAATAGTAGCAGTTAAAGATTTCCTACATAAATAGGTTGTATAGTGCAATGCTATTATGTTATACTAATTAAAAGGAACCAAAAACTGTGGCTCGTAAAATTAATTATCTCAACAACAAAGACATATTGAAAGAAATAGCAAAAAGTAAATTAGCATACTGTAGTTTCATCAACAAAGAAGTAACTATCTACGATGCTATTGTACCAAACGTCAGTGCAATTACTAAAAAATCCGTAGCAGAAGCAAGAGCAACTCGTGCTACTAGGCTAGCCAAAGAAGCACAAGAAGCTGAATTAGCCTTAGGCAACAAACGCAAATTAGATGAATTTGCAATACCTGTAGAAAATATTCCAGTTACTGATATTGTATTTCGTGTCATGACATGGGAGCATATACCTATCGACGAAGTTAAACAGAAAAAGTCCGATGCCAAGGCTCAAGAAGCCTACGACGAAGATTTGTTTGAAACTGAATATGATGAACCGGCAGTTAAGGTCAAAGGTGCTACCAAGTATGTTAAACTAAACTTTCCCCCGTTCTTTCATTATTCAGTAACCGAAGAACTAACTCCAGTTATTGTAGGCAAGAGTCATTGGAAGGGAGATTTAGAAACTGGTAAGTTCAGTAGAGATCATGGACAGATGACTGCTAAGTTGGCTCATATGTTTGTTAAACTATGTGAACGCTATGCTACACGTAGTAACTGGCGCGGTTATACTTATAACGACGAAATGCGCAGTCAAGCATTATTACAACTAAGTCAGATCGGTCTACAATTTGACGAAAGTAAATCAGACAATCCATTTGCTTATTACACAGCGGCAATTACCAACAGCTTTACTCGTGTATTAAACATTGAAAAACGTAATCAAAACATTCGTGATGATATTTTAGAAATGAATAACTTTGCACCTAGTTATACTAGACAGAATCAAGGTGGCGGATCATGGGGTGGCGGCGGACACGGAGCAGATGAGTAAAATCATTGAGTTGCATCAACTAATACCAGAAACGCCCCCGGCGAATTTTTGTATTGCTCCCTTTCAAAGTATTAGACAGAACCCATACGGGCGTAATAGCCCGTGTGCGTTTGGTGCTGGCGAATGGCACCACGGTGACCTAACTCCGGAACAACGATGGGACAGTGTGGAACTGAATCAGCTTAGAGCAGAATTTATCAACGGTGATCGTCCTAGTGCCTGTCACCGTTGTTGGGCTGAAGAAGACTCCGGTAAGAAAAGTCTACGTCAGCGACAGATTGAATATTTCCCCAACGATTATGAGGACTTTATTCGTAGTGGTAAATGGCAACAAGGACCTAAAACAGCAGTATTTAAAAGTAGTAATGTATGTAACTTAGCCTGTAGAAGTTGCGGCGGATGGGACACTAATTCATATACACCCGAAGGATTATATTATCTTGAAAAATATAAGACTGAAGAACGATCCAATGGTAAAATTGAACAATGGAATAAATTTATTCCTAAACTGCCGCCCAAGCACATGGATTTTAGTCAGTACTATAGTATTGCCCATAATTTAGAAAAAATTGACTTCTTTGGTGGTGATCCTTTCTTAAATACCACGCAGTTAGATCTGTTAGAGTACCTAGTTCAGCAGGGATTAAGCAAGAACATTACGTTGTATTACAGTACCAATTGTACTAATCATCCAACTGAACGATTAAAACGTGCGTGGAATAATTTCAAACGTATCGAAATTGCCATGAGCATTGATGGACTAGAACAGGAATTCGAATATCTACGTTGGCCCGGCAAGTGGGACGAAATGAATCTAGTTGCTGATCATATACTAGGACTCAAAGGTACTATGGATTGTGAAATTTATACCATGGGCTCACTTACTGTTAGTGTATTAAATGCAGGATCTATTGATCGATTGACTGCATGGGTTGAAGATAAAATTGGACCTTATTATATTAACATGGTTAACAGTCCAGCTTGGTTAGCTGTACATATAGCACCTGATTCAGTTAAGACTGCATTGATAGCACAGACAACTAATACAGAGTTGCTTGGTTATTTGACTTTACAAGAACATAACCCTGTGTTATGGAAACAATTCGTAATATGGACTAAAAGACAGGACTTATATCGTGAGCAGAAGTTTGCTGATGCATTTCCAGAATATTTTAAATTAATACAACCTTATTGGGATTCTATTACAGATTTAAGCGAAGATAATTTTCATTCTAACAGGTAATTTGGCTAACCTCCAATAGACAACTTAGAGTTATTTCACGTATACTAATTATATGACAAACTTATTTAAAAAAGCAGCAATTCTCACTGACATACATTTTGGCCTAAAGTCAAATAGTCAAACTCACAACGACGATTGTTTAAACTTTGTTAAGTGGTTTATTAGCAAGGCTAAAGAAGAAGGTTGTGATGTTTGCTTTATGTTAGGTGACTGGCACAATAATCGAGCGGCAATTAATATCATTACCTTAAACTACAGCCTAACAGCGTTAGAACTGTTAGGCAAAGCCTTTGAGCGTGTTATATTCATTCCTGGCAATCATGATTTATATTATCGTGACAAGCGCGACATACAGTCAGCTGAATGGGCTAGACATATTCCTAATATTGAAATCATTAACGACTTCTATCAAGAAGGCGATGTTAGTATTGTTCCATGGTTAGTAGGTGATGATCATAAGAAAATACAAAAGATCAATGCCAAGTATATGTTTGGACACTTTGAATTGCCAGGCTACTACATGAACGCCATGGTGCAAATGCCGGAACATGGTGAAATTAGGCGTGAAGACTTTGGGCATATCGATCATGTCTACAGCGGACACTTTCATAAACGTCAAACTGGCAAGAACATTACCTACGTCGGTAATGCGTTTCCACACAACTATGCAGACGCAGGAGATGATGAACGCGGCATGATGATATTAGAATGGGGCAACGAGCCAACATTCCATGCTTGGCCAGACCAGCCCAAGTATCGTGTTTATACTCTAAGTAACATTTTAAAAACGCCAGAGACCTTATTGCAAAAAGGTATGCACTGTCGAGTAAACATCGATGTAGATATTTCATATGAAGAAGCTACGTTTATTAAAGAAACATTTGTTGGTACTTATAATCTACGTGAACTTACCTTAATACCAGTCAAGCATACTGACATTGGCACAGACATTATGCTAGGCAATATTCAATTCGAAAGCATCGATACTATTGTAACCAGTCAACTAACAGCTATTAACAGTGATCACTATAATCCTAACTTATTGTTAGACATCTACAGGAATCTATGAGATTCAACACTGATAGTAAAGACATTATTTGTATAAGTTATCCTTCTGGTGGATTTGGCAATTTTCTATACTATATATTAAGTGAATTTGCCGACCAAACAGTCAAACTATCAAATAACGAATTAACTTTTAGTCGAGACGGAAACAGTCATAGTATTGTAATGTATACCAATACGTATTTTATGGATCCAGACGAGTTCCAACTGCACTGCGACATTGACCCAAAGAATAATAAAGTAGTGGTCCTGTGCGACAATGGGATTAATAACGACGGTTACGATAAAATAAATTTAACGTTTCCAAATGCTAAGATTGTACGCATAGTAATCGACCCTGCGGTTAGACCTATAATATATCAAACCTGCATAATCAAAGCTGTATGTCGGGATCTTAATGCCAATCACAGCGAACATGTACAAAACAATTGGTCTGATGCCGCAGAAGATTATGCTCAGCGAGAAGATTTTACTTTAATGTATCATAACTGGTCGTATGGATGGGAACCTGCTGATTCGACTATCAATTTGAGTTTCGAGCAGTTATTAATTCAACCATTTGATACTATAAAAGAATTAATCAACCAGTTGGGTATGCAACTAGTCGGTAAAGATAGGTTAAAACTAGTGCTAGCTGATTGGTTTACAGCTAATGCAAAATATTTCAGTGTATACTTTCATGCCAACTTAATTTTAACTGCGTTAGAAAATAAAGAAAATATTGATATATCCCACATAGTCGATCTACACGAACAGGGATACATTAACTATTGTATAGAAAAACGATATAATATTGAAATTCCAGTTTATGACTATCGCACGTGGTTTCAGTCTACTGAGCAAATACAACAGGCAATTATTAAAATAAATGAAAAAGACCTTATTAACAATTAGTGATGGCAACGGAGTCGATAACGACTTTAAAAAATGGCCAACGTTATTACAGTTAATGACGTTAAATTCATTGCAGGTCAAAAATAAATCTGTAATCGGTGCCAGTAATGAGTTGATATTAATGCAGGTTGCAGAATCAATTGAAACTGAAAATATCAACTGTGCAATTATTCAATGGACTATATCCACACGAATTGATCTAGTAGCCGATGAGTTTTGGCAAGAACAAGCAGAGATTGATCCAGTGTATCATTTTAATATTGTGCAATCTAATAACCAAGATTGGTGGGTTACTAGTTCTAGCAACAATCAATATATAAAAGAATATCACAATAGATATATTAAAGAATGGCAAGCAACTCAACGCAGTCAATCGTATATGTTAGCTGCTGCGGCACTGTTAAAAAATAAAAATATACCTTTTGTGTTTACCTTGGCTTATGACTTTAAATTTGATGGTCCTATGGCCGTTGCTGTTAAAAATTTACCCTGGGTAGAGCAAGATTTAAGTAGCTTTAGACTGATTAGTAAATACAAGGATCTTGACTCTGGATTGGCACAGCCGCATTCTGCTATACAACTTGAATGGTTAGATACTGTAGTCAAACCTAACTGTGATTTCATTGACTATGATCCTAATAGATATTATAATATACAAAAGCACCTGACAAAATAAATGATGAGAAATTATGACATTTAAAATAAAAAATCTTACCGTGAAAAATTTCATGAGCGTTGGTAATGCAACACAGGCTGTGGACTTTGACCGCAACGACCTTACCTTAGTGTTGGGTGTTAACGTTGACTTGGGCGGTGACGACAGCGGTGCACGTAATGGTACAGGTAAAACTACCATCATTAATGCCTTAAGCTACAGTTTATTTGGACAAGCCCTGACTAATATTAAACGTGATAACTTAATTAATAAAACTAACGGTAAGAATATGTTGGTCACAGTTGAGTTTGAACATAATGGGCAAGATTATAAAATTGAACGTGGACGTAAGCCCAACATAATGAAGTTTTATGTGGGCGATGAAGAAAAAGAAATTACCGACGAGAGTCAAGGCGATAGTAGAGAAACACAGGCCGAGATTGAACGCTTGTTAAGCATGTCGCATAATATGTTCAAACATATTGTGGCCCTTAATACCTATACCGAGCCGTTCCTGAGTCTTAAATCTAATGACCAACGTGAGATTATCGAACAATTGTTAGGTATTACTGTACTGAGTGAAAAGGCAGAAAAACTTAAAGAGCTGGGTCGTAGTACTAAGGAAGCAATTCAGCAAGAAGAATACAGAATTAAGGCGATTGCAGACGCAAACGAGCGCATTAAAGAACAAATTGACAGCTTAAAACGTCGACAAACTTTGTGGACTACCAAGCACACAGATGATACAGTAAAACTACAAAATGCCTTAACAGAGTTGCTAAAGATTGATATCGAAAGTGAGCTTGCGGCACATACTGCGCTGACTGCATATAATCAACAGCGCAAAGACCTAGATGATTTATCCAAGGCCGTTCTGCGTAGCGAAGCTGATATTGCCCGTGAACAAAAGACCATAGACAAAGTTACTAAAGAAATTGCAGACTTAGAAGCGCACACATGTTATGCATGTGGGCAACATTTTCACGATAGCAAGCACGAAGAAGTGTTAACAGCTAAACGTACATCACTTGCTACTGCTACTGCACAATATCAAACAGATGAAGCGCATTTGTTTGATTTGATGGCAGCTAAAGTAGAAGTCGGCATACTTGGTGCGCAACCTCGAGTATTTTATGATAAAGAAGCCGATGCATTCCATCACAAGGGTTCTATTACTAGTTTAGAAACACAGTTAGCCGCTAAAACCGCAGAAGTAGATCCGTACGCTGAACAGATTGAAGAAATGACACAGACTGCTCTAGTCGAAACTGATTATACTACTATGAATGATTTGGTTAAGTTAAAAGAGCATCAAGATTTCTTGTTAAAACTGTTAACTAATAAGGATAGCTTTATTCGTAAGCGTATTATTGATCAAAACTTATCGCATTTAAATGCACGATTAAGTCAATATTTAGATCGCATCGGCCTACCACATACAGTAACATTCTTAAACGATTTAAGTGTAGAAATTACAGAGCTAGGCCGTGAACTAGACTTTGATAATCTATCACGAGGTGAACGTAATCGCTTGATACTAAGTTTAAGCTGGGCATTCCGTGATGTATGGGAGAGTTTATACAATCCAATCAACTTATTGTTTATCGACGAGCTTATCGATAGTGGTATGGACAGTAGCGGAGTTGAAAGTTCATTGGGCATACTTAAAAAGATGTCGCGTGAACATGAGAAAAGCATTTGGCTTGTTTCGCACAAAGATGAACTTGCGGGACGAGTTAACAATATTATGACTGTGACCAAAGAGAACGGTTTCACATCATATAGTACGGACGTAGAAGTAATTTAATTTTACCATCCATTACAGGGTAGTTAAATACACACAACAACAAGGAGAAGTAAACATGGCAATTCATGATGATATTTTAGCAGCAGTAGAATTATACGTAGCAGAATCAGAGAAATTTGAAGTTAAAGGTGTTAAAGCTGCGGCGGCACGTGCTCGTGGTGCGTTAGGTGACTTGGCTAAATTAGCCAAAGCTCGTCGTGCAGAGATCCAAGAGAAGAAAAATGCAGCGGCTGCAAAATAAATAACGTATGACATACGAATATCCTTGGACGTACAATGGTGTAATATTTGACTCTGAGGATATTGGTTCGTACTACGGCTTCATTTATAGAATAACCAATCTTACTAACGGCCACGATTATGTTGGCCGTAAGTATTTTAAAACTATCAAAAAAAGACCACCACTAAAAGGCAAGAAGAACAAACGTCTGGAAACAATTGAAACTGATTGGAAAGACTATTGGGGTTCATCGAGTCGATTAGTAGCAGATATATTAGTATTAGGTAAGGAACAGTTTAAACGCGAAATTATACATTTGTGTAGCAGTCGCGGCGAAACTAACTACATGGAAGCGCATTATCAATTTTTAGAAGAAGTACTGTTGAGGGAAGATAACTACAACGGTATTATACAAATTAAATTAGGCAAGGGTTCCGTAAAAGATTTAAAAATTAATAAAACCAGTTGACCAACGACACTAAACGTATTACAATAAACCCATAGCTCCCAGACACCAAGTCACTCTCATAGAAACAAATTCCAACTCAGCAGTAAATGTATTAAAAAGCCCTATTGCAGATTAAGTTCTGTATTCAGAGGAGATCGTGCTCGCGTAATGGCCGCACGTGGAACGTGTAGACTAGACTACACACTGAATGGCGACTCGGTATTGTGCTATAAAAAGCGAATCAACAATATAAAAATTAGGTGTAAAAACCGAATGATTTGGGCACTGTGAAAAAGATACAACCCATATGATGACATAGTTTGGCTAACTACGGATTATGCATCA